TTACGCGCCGCCCGGAGCCGCGTAGCCGCCGACGAAAAACCAACCGAGAAAAACAACGGCGACGATAAAAATGGCCACCGGGAAAAGAATACCCAATCTCATGATGTTACCCCTGAAGCTAAAAATATGACCTGTCCTGCCACAAAACCATTAAGCCGCCGCATCGCAACAGCTTACCGGAAAACCTCGCTATCATACTGGATATCGCCGCCAGGTTTTAATCAATATTCAGAAAGGAATCCCGCCGCCGGGACTTTTTATCCTGATACATAGCGTCATCCGCAGCGCGCAGCGCACTTTCGACATCCAGAACCTGGGGATTTACCTCTGTGATGCCAAAACTGGCGCCAGGATAGTTAATTCGGTGTTCGCCAAGAAAGTAAACCCCACATAAGGCCTGCCGCAGGGTCGCAACAAAGGACTGTTGCTGCAGCGTGTCCAGTTCGGTGCCGACGACTAAAAACTCATCACCGCCGAGACGTCCCACCAGGTCTCCCTGGCGAATATGCGCCTTCAGCCGTTCGCCAATCTGGATCAAAAAGCTGTCCCCGCACTGATGACCAAAGCGATCGTTTATCGCTTTAAAATCGTCAAGGTCGATAAAGATCATCAGCAGATTGCGCTGCTGCTCGCGCTCGCGGGGAAACATTGACGACAGATGCTTAAACAGCGCCCGGCGATTGGCTAAACCGGTCAGCTCGTCGGTATAGGAGTGCATTTCCAGCGCGACGTTGGCGGCGCGAAGCTGATCAACCAGCGTCTCTTTCTCAACATAGTGAGAAATTAAGTTGGCAAACAGCGCCATCACCTGCTCGCCTTCGAGGTTATAGGGCTGCTTATTGCGGCTGGTTGCACATAATGTGCCGTACAGCGAGCCATCGGCGAGGCGCACGGGAATGCTGAAGAAGGTGATAATCCCCAGCCCCTGAGCGGCGATGCACGACGGCCAGCGGGTGTTGACATCGTTACTGAACTGGCAGTTATCATCGATTGCACGTTTACACAGCGACTCATTCCACGGCACCGAAAACCCTTCCGGGATCTGCATTTCGCTGCTGTTATGCGCATACAGCACCAGCTGGCGCTGCGCTTTTAAATCAATACGAGTCAGATAAGTTGACTCCATTCTGGTCACAAGCTCCAGCATCTCAAGCAGTTGCCTGACTAACATTTCGAGGGAATGTTCAGTGGCGAGCGTTTGCGAGACGCGAGCAAGAATAAAATCTGACATGAATGTACGGCTCCCGATCGCGGGTGGGGCCGTCAGTCATTTATGCTGGAAAACGGCTACCAACGAAGAGTAAACATAGATACAACAAATTTAACACATTAATGAAGGGAATACCTGCGATCGCAGCGGGGAAAAAAAGCCCCGTCGGGTGCATTACCCAAAACTGGTAGTGGTAGCTTTCAACGGTGCAATGCGGGTTGCGCGGCACACAACACCATCGAAAGCTGCATTTTACTACCTAAGTGTGGACATAATGTGGACATTTTCCGCATCAATGCCGCCTCTTAACGGGTTAAGAGAAATGGCATCCTGTAAGTACTCAGGCGCAAAGTGAGCATAGGCCATCGTTTGCTCAATTCGTGCGTGCCCGAGGATTCTTTGTAGCGTTATGATGCTTCCCCCATTAATCATAAAATGCGTCGCGAAACTATGCCTTAAGGCATGCGTAGACTGACCAGTCGGGAGATCCGGTTTTACTTCCCGCAGTGTCTGCCTGAAGTCGGTATATGACGCACTGGTAAACAACAAACCGCGCTTACCACCGGCGATGAATTTCGCGACTTCTTCTGATACTGGAACAGTGCGCAGCTTGTTGCTCTTGGTTTTAACGAACGTTACGCGATTCTGTATGATGTTTTCCGCCTTAAGTCGTGCTGCTTCACCCCAACGAGCACCGGTGCTTAAACAGAGAACCGCGATCTTCTTGTTGTCGCCATCGAGCTTTGAGAGCAAAAGGGCTATCTCTCCTTCAGTCAGATATCCGGTTTCAGGTACTTCTTCTTTCAGCTTTTTCCTGCCCCGAATTGGATGCTCGCCGGAGAACAATTCGGCTTCAATGAGCGCTGTGAACATGCCACTGGTGCTATTGAGGTCGCGGTTTATGGTCGAAGCTTTAATGCCCTGGCTTCTTCTTGCCGAGTAGTACTGACTTATCAGCGCCTTCGTAATCTGAAATGCACAAGGATCGTTAGTCATCCTGCAGAACGTCTCAATCTTGTTGCGATTTATCCGTCCATGCTCCTCGTGTTTTCCCTTCAAATTCCACCAGAGCTGTATTAACTCAGACAGATGCCGCTTATCTGTCGGTTTTGATAACCACTCTTTAGTGTGGTGGTTAAACTGCGTGTGCTTCTCAAATGCTACCGCTTCACTCTTCTTGTCAAACCTCCTGCGGATGCGCTTTCCGTTGCGCCCGGCAGGCCTGATGTCCACTTCATATCGACCATCATCGAGTTTCTTAATTGTCATAAGAAATCCCTCCGATGGGTGTGCTTACGTTTAGTTTTTAACTCTTTGCAATAATGTGATGGATACTTTTCAACCAATAATAAGCATTTAGAATATATGTAAGACTGGTTAATTATTAACCAGTCTTTTGGTCTGAGTGCTGCGAGGTTGTTAAGTCTTGCCCAAAGTGTGCGAGGGCCGGTGCGATTTGACCGGCCTCAGGCGAAACCTGATCGGTCATAAACCACAGTGTGTACTTAGTGAATTGAGGTATTTGCAGAATCTTCATCATTACGTCGGTTGGAGGGGTTGAGCGCCCACTTTCGTAATAACTTAAAGTCCCATATGGAATGCCTGTTAGATCAGCTAGTTGCTGTCTACTCAGATACTCAGACTTTCTGATTAAGACGATTTTCTCGTTTAACGCGTTTGACATGGTGTTTAGATCTCAATAGTATGGTGTTTAGATGTAAACTGTTGGGTGTTTAGTATTGAACACTACAGCCAACTATAAGCCATTCAGAGCAATCCATGAACCGATTAACGAGGAAATGTTAATGGTAAAGCAAACCATAAGTACGACCGATGCGGTTCCTTATCAGGAGTTCGCCAGACTCATCGGCAAAACTCCTGCGGCAGTTAGAGGCATGATCGAAAAAGGGAAGCTACCTGTTATCGAAATGACCGATCCACAATCAACTTCTGGTCGTGCTGGCGAATATTGGGTTTACCTTCCGGCCTGGAACAACGGCATGAAACTGGCCTACGAAAGTCGTCCGAAGGAGATCAGGGAAGGGTGGTTAATGTGGCTTGGTCTCGGTGAGCCAGGTCGATAGCCGGTTTCAGGAGATGAAACATGAAGAACGGTAGACGCGGATCGGTATCACAACTCAATAGCAAAACCTGCCTCTACAGTGGTTTTACTATTCTGAAACTCCCACGCAAAAAACCGTACAACCGCCAGCGCTATCAAATTACGCACAAAGGCCTTTATTACGGCATTGACTTTGCTTTATCAGAAGCATGTCGGACGATTGACAGAATCATGAGTAAAAAGCACTTCATTGCTTTTTAATCTCTGGGGGCGAAAATGAAACTCGAATATGCAGATAAAATTAATTCGCTTTTACAATGCTTCCATTTCAATAAAGAGTTTCTGGAATGGAATCATGATTATTCTCTTCAGCTCTTACGCCACGGCGTATCCCACCTCTATCATTTCGCGATGCTTCAAGGTGAGAATGATGAATGCACTCTTGAAGAACTCCGCAACATCATCATTGCCGTGACCGATGGCGACATCCCTAAACCATACGACCTGTTATCACTCGACACTGAGCAACTGAAGAAGGCAATGGTGTTTGCCAAGACGCCGGCGGTAACCGTAGAAGTTACCCCGGAGATCTTGCAACACCTGAAACTGGGAACTAAAGCCACCTGGCGGCTCGAGCCACCTCGCTTTAACTGATTATCGGAGTACGCCATGTTCACCGAAGAAAAAACATCTTGGGAACAGGAAATGCTGATCCGAGAGGCGATGGAAAGTGCAGAGCAGGGGTTCACTGTACATCTAAAAAACGGTGCTCGTATCACCATTACTTCAAAAAGCCCGACTAAAGATTTAATAATTTTTGGGCTAGAAAAGGCAATTCGCGGTAATCACGAACGCGCTCGAATGACCTTTATTGATTTCATGTATTACTGGCATGAAAGGATATTTAAGCAGATTAAAAGAAAACCACGCTACAACAAATAATTAACCAGCTTTAAAAATAACGGCATTCACTTTGCCGGGGATTCGTTTTGCCTTTTTCAGGAGGTTGAATGTCGGTCACGTCGATAAAGCTTGAAAACAAAATTAGCGATCCAGAATTTGTGGAAATAAGCGCCAACGCACGTAAGCGCGAACGCGCCCATCTTCTGGGTCTGCTGCGCATTTTCGTTGGCCAGTTGAAAAAGGAAAGCCTCACCCCGGAAGAGATCTATTCATCAGTCGAGCGGTGGATCAGTCACCGCGAACTACCAATCAGCGAGGACTAAGAGCCATGAACCATTTAATGATTGATTTGATTAATACCAGCGAAAAACAGTCTTCTCCTTTGTGTGCCATTGAGGCTGTTTTTTTTGAGCCGTCAACTGGTCAGATTGGGAAGACGTTTTACTCCTCTATCGACATCCGTAAAGCGCAAAGCCTGAAGGGGCGCCTCAGTATCCAGACCGCATTTGACTGGATGAAAAAAGACTCTCACTGGCGTGCAGAAGTGATGAGTGCAACTGCAACTGAAGAGGATGTCCTTTGCGAGCTTGCTGGTTTCATTGCTGATAACACCCGCCCTCAGAACACTGCGTTGTTTGTATGGTTCAAAGATACCCAGGAAAAACTGGTTTCGCTTCGGTATGCCGTGGATCGCTCAGAGGTGTCTGGCATCTTTCCTGAAGGTACAAAATTCCGCTGCATTCGTTCACTTCTCGACCTTGCCGCTGCCACAGATTATGCACCTCACGCGAGGAGCGCACTTGCACGTTACACGCTCACTGACGCGCTCTATCAAGCGGAGCAAGTCTGCGAAATCTGGCAGCGCCTGACCTCACCACACATTGAATCAATCTGAGGGCTGCTATGCATTCGCATCTGTCAGTTGTTTGCAACGCGCCGCTGCCGGTTTGTAACAGGGCGCTTGCCGCCCTGAAATCCTTTTCTCGCGGCCAGCGTAATTACTCTCGCGTCAAGCCACACGCCTATCTCGTGATCCGTATTGGCCTCCGTTGGCGTTTGCTCAGCAAAAACGGCGGTAAGCAGTGGCGACTGATGACCCATGAAACCTACAACCAGGAGTGTCGCAAATGATTAAGTCACCTTTGAAATGGGCGGGCGGCAAAACCCGCGTTATGCCGCAGCTGCTGAAGTACCTGCCGAAAGCTGATTGCCTGATTGAGCCATTTGTTGGCAGCGGAACTGTCTTTATGAATACGGAGTACCGCCGCTATGTGCTTTGTGACAGCAATCGCGCACTGATCAATTTCCTCCGCGCAGTCAGGGATAGCCCAGAAAGATTGACTCAGATCGCCAAGAACTTATTTAGAAATGGCAACAACGAGGATAGCTATTACGAAGAGCGCAAGCTGTTCAACCATCTGTCGTGGGATGACGAGCGTACAGATGATTACGTTGTACGCTGGGCGGCGTCATTTTTATACCTGAACCGCCACTGCTTTAACGGGCTGTATCGCACCAACAGGGATGGCGGTTTCAATGTCCCGTTTGGCAGCTATAAGGCTCCCTATTTTCCAGAAGCCGAAATGCGTCTGTTTGCCGAAAAGGCGCAGGATACTCACGCGCTCTTTCTTTGTAATGATTTTCGTACTTCCATTCCGTATGTTGCGAAGAACCGCCTGGATTCCGTGATTTACTGCGATCCGCCGTACATCCCGACTAGCAAAACAGCAAATTTCACCGCTTACGGCAAGCCATTTACCCTGGACGATCATCGCGCTTTGGTTACTGCGCTACTGGACGTTGATCGCCAGCATGGCACGCGCTCGGTGATCTCCAGCAGCGATACACCAGAAACCCGCGAGATCTACTCCGCTTTCAATCTCCACGCCTTCAGAGTTCGCCGTTCCGTTAGCGCCAAAAGCCGCAATATGGCCGGTGAAGTGATTGGCGTACTTCGTGTGTGTGGTAATTGCGGTCGTTCTGGTGGTGGCGGTTGTCCGGACTGTGGGGCGGTGATGGGGCAATCCACCTACAACGCAATGGCGAAAGCGAGGGCTTTTTGATGGCTATCAACAAAACCCATACAGGTACGATCATAACCAAAGACGGACCGAAACGTAAAAAGCTGCATGAAACCGAAAAAATGTGGGTGGTTGGCCCTAACGAGTTTTACCACAAAGAAACGGGTCGCCGGCACTTCGCAGAAAACACCCGCCGCCGGTTGCTTCTCGAATCAATTCGCCCAATCCAGGGGGCTAATCATGGTTCATGAAATTCACGCTGTGGTTACACGGGTAATTGAGTGCTGGCCGATTAACGATTTCTGGATGGTGGAAGTGGAGGTGATGGCTGACGGGCAGTATTTCCGTACTGATATTTCCGCATGCACGGAGCTAGAGGCTCGCGCAATTCAGTCTGGTGACTCCGTACTGATACCGGTCGTGAGTCTGATTTTGCGCGCTGGGCTGGTTGCGTGGCAAAGCCATGACTGCGTATGCCTGTAAAAAGGATCATTCCTTATGACTGACTTTACCGCGTTTAATGAATGGCTTTGGTCATGCGATCCACGTCTCGCTGTCCGCGTACAGCAATGGCATGACACCTGGCAAAATAAAATCCTTGCTCAGCATCAGATACATGCCCCGCAAGGTGTGGAATTTACCGTTGATAATCGGTACTGCGTTATTTCTGCGGATGAAACACGTTACCTGCCCGGTGGGCTGGCACTCTACAGTCTGCTGGATCGCCCTGATTCGTCGCCGATCGCAATTTACCAGTCCCCGTCCGTGCTGTTCAGCGATCTGATTGCGCATAGCATCCGCCATTCTGTCCCGATGTCGCTTAATGAAATGACTCGCGAAACTAACCGTTTGTTAGCCGAATGCTGCCGTGCTTGGGCGTTAGTGTCGGGCGAGGGGCTGTAGTTATGTCCGACTCATTCGCATGGGAATGGAATGCACCACGTCAGGCTATTGACCCGAATTCATTTGGGCAGGAAATGACGCCCGAAACGGCCCTGTCCCGGCTGATAGCGCGGTATACCCGTGAAGAAGAAGCTAAAGCCAACTGGGAGTCTGCAAAACAGCCATCCCCTCTGGTTATGAAGGCCATAGGAGCAGGGGAACAGGCTGAATTGTTCCAGCAGCAGATCAAACACCTTGCGCTAAACCGGACGGACAAAGACGACAGGGACGCGCGAAAGGAACTAGATCCCCTGGCGCAGCTTCGCGTACTGCCGCATTACATGCGGGAACCTCTACAACAGCATCTGGAGTTTTTACGCAGTAAGGAAAAGAAGGCTCGAGATGTCGGAAGTACTGCCCGCCCGGCCCGCCGTTTTATCAGGGGGAACCTGACGCGCATTTTGCAGCGTATCGAGCAACTCGACGCGCGATTTTTGACGCGCGGGTATCAGCGCATTGTGGCCCGTGAGCGTCTGGATGCGTTGCTGTATTTACCGCAGCTCAGCAAGCGAGAGGTACAAACTGCCGCCACGCTGACGGCTGGTGCGCTCAAAGGTGAATATGACAGGCTTTGCATCGAATACGGCGAGGAGATGACGCTGAATGATGCATTGGCTGTTTACCAGAAACTGGCGCACATGGCGATCCTGTTGAATATCACGCCGCCCGCATGGTCTGCATTGCAAATGGACACAAGACGCCGGACACCCCCGGATGTGGAGAAGCTCCCCGGCTCATTCCTGCGGCTGACTTGCGCGGAATGGTGGCGGGGGCAACTATGGCGACAGCGGCGGATCTGGCGCGAGGAGCAGTTACGCGCGGCCTGTCTGGTTTCCCGTAAAACGTATTCTTATCTCAGCAAAGATGCGCTTGGGGAGTTCCGGGAGCAACGCCGCCGGATGAAAGCTTTTCTCAAGTCTTACGAGCTGGTAAATGACGATGGTTTCACAATCGATCTGGAGGAGGCTTTCTACTCAGGAAATAGCAACCCGAAGCACCGACGCTTTGAAATGATGGCGAATATGAAAGGTTTGGAGCTTATCGCAGAGGCGCGCGGCGATGAAGCTGTCTTCATTACCGTTACCGCACCCTCACGATACCATGCGACCACAGCCAGCGGGCACCCTAACCCGAAGTGGGACGGGTCCACCATCCGCGACAGCAGTGATTATCTGGTCAACACGTTCTTTGCCGCTGTACGCAAAAAACTTAACCGCGACGGCCTTCGATGGTACGGGATCCGCGTTGCTGAGCCTCACCATGATGGCACTGTCCATTGGCACATGATGATTTTTGCTCACCCGGAAGAGCGCGAAACCATCGAGAGTATTGTCCGTGATATTGCGATTCGTGATGATCGCCACGAACTGGGCGATGACATTATCCCGCGCTTTAAGAGTGAGCTTATCACCGCAGATAAAGGCTCTCCGACCGGTTATATCGCCACCTACATCGGTAAGAACCTCGACGGCGGAGCGGTAAACGGCAATGACCCCAAAACAGGCAAGCCGCGTGTAGATGATGAAAGTGGCCTTGCGATGGCGGAAAGCGTCGAACGGGCTATAGGCTGGGCTGGCTTACATGGAGTACGACAATTTCAGTTTTTCGGTATTCCCTCCCGGCAGGTATGGCGCGAGTTGCGCCGCCTCGCGCTTCAGATGGAACGCACACCCGATGGCCCGCGTCGTCTGCCAGAACCAGTGATGGATGATGTACTGGTTGCCGCAGATGCTGGGTGCTTTGCCTCCTACATTATGAAGCAGGGAGGGGTGCTTATTCCACGCAAGGATTACGTGATCCGCACCGCCTACGATCTGGCGGACAAGCCGAATGACTACGGCGAAACCGCCACACAGATTTATGGTATCTGGTCGCCATCGCTTGGTGATGATTCCAGGATTTGCACGCACCCTGACAACTGGACATTAGTCAAAAAGCAACCAGTTCAAAAAGACGACTCCACCTCTCAGGCTGTTGATTTTGACGTTCAGAGCGGCAACGCCGCCCCTTGGACTCGTGGCAATAACTGTCCCCGCCCTCAAAAGAGGGGGAAGGTATAGAAAATGATATAGGTGTTTCGGGCTTTACGCATGGTGATCTCCTCAGAGGACATAATCAGTATGTCGGAAGATCTCCAAAAGTGAATGGTTTGTTTAAGCGGGATGCTTACACTTACAGTTGCCATAGGGCAAAAGATTTTGATTTAGTAATTTCATTGTTTATGATGCTTGCTACGGCAGTTTACATCGTGTTGAGTTAAATGGTGGCAGGTAAGAGCTTTGTTTTGGAAAGTGTTGGTTGATTTTAAATTGAATGTAAAGGATTATAATCTTATGAATATAATCCTTCTAAAGGCTCGATGTGTATTTCAGAGTTGGCTGGATAACAAATAATAATCTTTTGCTTTTTCTATAAAAATAGAGGTCTTTATACCAACCTTTCCTTTATTGGCGCGTTCAACACCTATTTTATCTACTTGTAATTCAGCAATAGCAAGTTTATGCCAGTGCGAATTGTCATCAACGAGAGCAATGTAATCTCCTGTTTTTATTTCTAGGCTCGGATTATGATCAATATCAAAGGAGTAAACCTCTGGTTTAGGGAAGATATGTGGTTTTGGTAGAGGAATTAGCGACTTTCTGAAATTTAATAAACCATCTTCTAAAAATGCCGTTCTGACTTGCTCTTTGCTTAGGATTTTTTGCTCAATCATATGGTATACATTAAATAGTTCAAATGTATAAGTCATGCCTCTATATGCAATCTCAGCGTCTTCAATCTGTTTTTCATTAAAAGGGGGCATTGTTCTGCTCAGCGGTGCTTTGAACCGTTGATGGTTAACTATATAAATCCCTATATATTTTCGGTCAGGGTTTTGTTTTCTTTTTCTGTTAACAACCTTTGAGATCTGAGAGCATTGTGCATCAGTTGATGTGCCTCCTATTCCTTTTATTTCTATAAGGTAAGTTTCATTTTCATCGTTTATACGCAGATCTTCTTCAAAAACATCTCCCTCTTTGATATTCTCATCAGGCCTTTCAATGTTCTCAAAGCCAATGTACTTCAGGAACCACTCAACAGCATATACTAATTGGTCATCTGTTTCTTTTAATAAGTTTTTTAAGAAAATGTTTTCTTGTCTATCTCTGATTGATAAAAGTTCAGTTGATAAAGCCTCTTTTTCTTTAAGATAGTTTAGCTCTAGTTCCTTTGTTTTGTGGATTGTATTTAACTCTTCAATGGATAAATATGATGGGTCATTAAGCCATGAAAAGGATGTGTTATTGGGGAATAAATCATAAAACTCAGGAATGCTAGGTAGTACCCTACTCAATAGCTCGAATAGAAAGTTGTTTTTATCTGCTAGGCTTGGAAGGAAAATTAAAAGAGAGTTGTTGTTATAAGTGGAAAAGGATATGGCCTCATTGCTTTCATTTAATAAGTATATCCTGGAGGATTGGTTCATGTAATTTTTGTCGAATACGACTTTATAGGTTAGTTTGTCAGCATGCTTGATTATGCAATCGAGAATCGGATCTGGTTGTGATTGTTCTGGTTTGTATCTTGAACCCTCTCTGGATATTGGGTGGTTACGTGTGCCAATATTAAATGTGTGGCTGTTGAAGCGATCATTTTCTTTATTTTCTGGGAAGTATACTTTGTATGAATCTTCTGAGAATTGTTCGCAAAAAACTATTACAATTCTTTTTTTTGGGTTTGAGTTTAAATGGTCGTTTATCAATTTAATGTCTACTGGCATTATATCGATGTCATGAGGTAAGCTATCAAAACATAATCTAACAGTTTTTGAGGAGGAAACATTGTCTTTAGAGGGGGTTGTGTCAATTATAATTATGTCGGATTCATGCAGATCTCCGGGGATATCGTATTTTGTGTCGTGATTCCTTGGGTAACCAATTAACTCATTTCTGAAAAAAACCCTTCCGTTTAACTTGTGGGGTTGGATATTTGAATATTCTTCAGATAAGGTTTTTATGATGTGCTCATCAATGTTGAATAAGGATATTTTGGGGATTTCAGTATTGTTCATTGTATTTCCTTTGTTGGTTTTTTTAGGATGCACCTATTCTTTAATGATTTTAATCAAAATGTTAATTGTTCACAATAGTGCACAAGTTTGCATGTTCTTTGGAGAAGCCGTTTATGCCTTTAACTCTAGTAGCAGTCAATTGTTGTATGTCTGTAGGACTTGCACAAAAAAAGACAAGATCGCTGCGCGCAGGTGACGGGGGGCAAGCCCCCGCAAGTGGGTCAGGGCAGGGAAGGTGGTAGAATACGCAATTTCACGGATTCTGGGTCACGGTAAGCGGTCATTTTGGGTGGAGGCATGCCCAACGCAGGGAAAAAACTGCGACGTGCAGAGGGGTGCTGATGTGGGATTTTTAAAGCAGAAAAGATGGGGCCAGCGACAGCGCTGGCCTGTTATAAATGGCTGATGTTGTTTAAAGAAAATGAATTTGCTGGTGGTTATTTCTCAGGGGAAAGCAACGCGTAAGGGTTAAAGCGGATCACCTCTTCGCCGAGCCACTCGTTGACTACCTTCAGCGCCTCCATCACCGGAGTCAGCTCGTTGATGGCATAGACCCTCGCGGCCTTCTCAATATCCCCAAATGATCCATTTCCTGCTGGCATGGCGCCCATCAGCTGCGGCGGAATACGGTGTGCCGCAAGTATGTCGTCCCGCGTGGCGTTCTTGATGTTGATAAACTCATCTTTCGCGGTGATCTGTTGAAACGGCAGGATCTGGACGCCATCCTTGCCGCCGCCTGGCGCATGCAGCAGCACGTTTTTAAATGCCCCTTTTCCACGCGCACCGGTCAGTGTCTCTTTGACTGTTTTCATGCTTTTGTCGTCAACCTGTCCCGCACCGATGTAGACAATACATCCCGCGTGAGAGCCGTTGTCGTAGTACAGCTTGCGGAACATGTCAGCGGAGTGTGACAAACTAGCCGCCAGCAGCGCTGCCATATATTCCGGCATGCCGTAGACCTCCTGATTAATGTCCGGATTCAGAACGTGACACACTGAACCCGGTTTAAACGAGTGTTCCTCTTTCCAGCGCCGGATGAACCAGTACTGATCGAGGTCTGCACTTCCACGCCGGGTGTACTTTGCCAGTGAATGCCTGAAGGGAAGCGGCCCGCCCAGGCGATTGCGCGGCAGTTCAAGATAGGCATTGCCAAACGTGAACCAGTCCAGCGCAAACGCGGAAAAGGTCTGGCGATTGAGCAGTTTGTGCGGAATAAAGCAGCCGGTCAGCACATTACGTTTGAAGTACAGAGCAGACTCATGCCAGGCGCTCTGACGTGGCGCTTTAGCCAGACCATAAAAATCTACCGGTGTTTCATAGTATCGCCCGTTATTCAGGCAATAAAGATTGTCCAGCAGGTCGGCCATATCACGCACCGGATAAGGCCCGTCAAAGCTGAATGCTGTTAACTCAGGATCGGTCTTCAGTGACTCCGCAATGTCAGAACCGGAGGTGCTGGTTACCGGTTTTTTACTGTATTTCTTTTTCACTGTTACCACCCCATCGCGAAACCACCGCCGCCACTTTCCTGGCCCAGCGGTTCATTAATAATCGAAAGCATGGTCGCCCACGCCATATCACCATGGCTCACGCCGCGTGACCGGTCCGTCTCGTACGTCATGAAACCGCCGGGCGTAACGACTTTGCGAACGGCGTTAAAGGCTCTGACTAGGCCTTGCTCGCTGCGGTCATATTCCCAGCGCCCGGCGCGTATTACCTGCAGCATTTTCAGGACCAGGGCGCGCTTGGATGAGAGGCTCATCTGGTAGCAGATAGCTGCCGGGAACCAGTTTTTAACAATCTGCCAGACCGCCTCGCCGATGCCTTGCCCGTCAATGGCAATATGGGTGACGTTGTAGCGTTCTGCCGCCTCCTTGATCACTGCCGCCTGCTGCTCAAATTCAAGGCCTCGCAGCTGCTGAATCTCAATCGTGCGGAACCGCCCTCCTGCCACCAGGGGAGGGACGGTGACGGACAGGGCGCCGGCATCGCCATTGCCACTGCCGCCGTTGGCGTCATAACCCAGCCACACCTCACGCAGGCCCATAGGGCGACCTGCGAAAGGTTTCCAGTCCGGCCAGTCGTCGTACCCGTCAACGCCGCAACCCAGCAACTGACTCAGGTTGAACGCGCTTTCACCGTCTTTGACGAACTCGCACATGTAGAGGTTTTCAAATTCATCAGGGCTGTTTTCATCCCTGATCTCGTCAATGTCCGTATAGTCCCAGCCGTTGTTGATGGCATCCTGAATAGTGACGATCTGCCGCCACGTTTTGTCCGGGTACAGCATGCCACTATGGGTTTTCTTCCAGGTTACATCGAAATCAACGCGCTGCGCCTTAGGCCGCTTTGCATTCCAACGATCTCCGGTCCAGAACTGATAGGCTTCATGGCTTTCGCTGGAGGGCGTGGAGAAGTAGGTGCGCGTTAATCCCTTTAGTGTCGCCATGGCCCCGGCGACCTTACGCAGGTTGATAAAGTTACCGGTCCAGAAAAACTCATCAAATCGCAGGTGGCCGGTGTAAGACTGCGCGGTTGCCGCTGACGTCCCGAGAAAGTGCAGCTCTGCGCCGTTTGACAGGGTGATTTGCTCACCGCCCTTGAGTTCAACATCCACCTCTTCTGCCGCTTTACGGATAAAGTTTCGGAACTGAAGCGCCTGTTTACGGGATGCGGAAAGGAAGATTTGGTTGCGCTGATAGTCGTGTTTAACATCAGTCCTCAATGCGCCCAGCAGTGCCTCGCGGGCAAAGTACCAGGTCGCCCCAATCTGGCGCGATTTGAGGATCATCCGGTTACGTTGATCTCGCTGCTCGTACCAGCCGCGCTGATGCCAGGCAAGTGAGTCAATGATTTTTGTGCGCAGCGCTTCTGTTTGCTCGTCGGTGAAATGGTTTTTCTTCTTGCGACGACTGGTTTTATTCACGCCAGAGAGGGTGGTGCTCTGCCCGGTATCCAGCTTTTTTAACTGCCGGGTTAACAGATCGATCTCTTTGAAATCGCCACCGGTTTTATTGTCCTTTGCACTTAACTGGCAGAGACGGGTGTCAATGGATTGCGTGACCCGTTTGATCGGTGTCGTCTCGTCCCACTCATCACGCTTTTTCCACGAATACACTGTATTGGCGTTGATACCCATCAGCCGGGATATTTCGGCGGGCGGATACCCCTGCCAGTAGAGCTGTTTGGCCCGCAATCGAATAAACGCATCCTGAATCATTCACACCCCCTTTTGAGCAGGGAGATTACCCGCGCGCGATCACGGCGGCGCGGGGTTTCAGGTCTGGGCGTTCTCCGACAACAAAACCGCGTGGCGTGGGGCTTTTACGCAATGCCATGATGCTGCGACTGACACAAACCAACAGGATAAACGACATGGCCAGCACCACTAAACCAGCCCGTAAAAAATTCCGTGTTGCGGTTTCTGGCGCGACGGTTGACGGTCGCGAGATCCGCCCGGAACACCTTCGCGACGCTGCAGCTAACTACAACCCCGATGTTTACGGCGCCCGCGTGAATGTCGAGCACTACCTTTCCCCTTATCCGGGCAGTGACTTCGGCGCCATGGGGGATGTGGCGGCATTAAGCGTTGAAGACATCACTGACGGTCCACTCTCTGGCCGCACTGCGCTGTATGCCGAAATCGACGCATCAACGCGGATGAAGCAGCTCACTGATGACGGGAAAAAAGTCTACTCCAGCATTGAGTTGCATCCGCAATTTGCTCTTAACGGTAAGGCGTACGTGGTTGGCCTCGCGATGACAGACACGCCAGCAAGCCTGGGGACTGAGCGCCTCAAATTTGCCGCCCAGCAGCGTGCTCAGGTGATGGCCTTCAACAACCAGCAGGTTGAGCCGCCACTGTTCTCTGATGCGCTTGAAGCTGAAGTGATCGAACTGGCAGCCCAGCGCAGTGAAGAGGGTACCAACTGGTTTAACCGCATGATGGGCATTCTCAATAAAGGCCAGAAAACGGACGATCAGCGATTCAGCCAGCTGCATCAGGTTGTTGAAGCAGTAGCGCAATCTCAGGCCGATCAGATTGACCGATTCAGTGCCCTGGAGCAGGAACGCCAGCAGGACAAAACCATCATTCAGCAACTGACCAGCGAACTTAACGAGCTGCGCGGTCAACTTCAGCTCCAGCCAGCAGAAAATTACAGCGCACGACCGGCGGCGACCGGTAACAGCAGCGCGCAGCTTGCAGACTTCTAAGAGGTAACCATGGAAAACCAGACCCGCGAACTATTTGATCATTACATTGCGCGACAGGCGCAGTTGAACGGCGTCTCACCTTCAGCCGTTGCTAACCGCTTTAGCGTCGATCCGACTATCCAGCAAAAACTGGAACAGGCCGCCATGGAGTCGGATGACTTCATGAAGCTGGTTAACCACTTCGGGGTTAAAGAGCAAGAAGGGCAGAAAGTAAAAATCGGCAGTAAAGGACCGATGGCGAGCACCAATAACAGCTCGGACGGCACCAACCGCCGAAATCCGGCACCGAACCATAACAAAGAGCCGCAGAACTACCACTGCCGCAAAACCAACTATGACTATGCGCTTTCGTATGCGGAGCTGGACGCGTGGGCCGGTCATCCTGAGTTTCAGTCACTGATCAGTAATGCCATGGCCCGTCAGTTGGGGCTGGATCGCCAGATGGTTGGCTTTAATGGCACGCATTACTCCGATAACTCCGATCGCACCACTTATCCGCTATTGCAGGATTGCGGTGTGGGCTGGCTGCAAAAGATTCGCGATGAAGCACCGCAGCGCATTATGCCTGGCATCACGTTTACCTCCCGCGATGAGAACAACGCGGTAATCGCATCAGGTACCTACGGCAATATTGATGCCGCCGTGCTCGATGCGCGACACAGCCTGATGGATCCCTGGTTCCGCCGCGCTCCCGGTCTGGTCACTGTGCTCTCGTCCGATCTGCTGTTGAAAGTGAACCTGCCGAAAGTGAATGCACTCAGTCAGACCAACCCTAATACGGAACTGTTGGCCGCGCAGCTGATTGTCAGCCAGGAAAAAATCGGCGGCCTGCCGACCGTCTTTGTGCCGGGCATTCCTGAAGACGTGGTGTTAATCACCAACCTGAAAAACCTCTCTGTGTACTACCAGAAAGGATCCCTGCGGCGCTCTATCCGGGAAGAGCCGCACTACAACCGTATTGCGACTTACCAGTCCAGCAATGACGACTATGTCATTGAAGAGTACGGCATGATTGCCATGATCGACGGCGTGACATTCGCCTGATAATCCCCATCACAAGGCGGGCAGCAAGCCCGCCCAGGAGAATGAACGCATGCTGACACCGGCACAAAGACACTTCCAGCAGGTCATGGCAGAGAGGCGAGGCGGCAGCGATCAGCGTGATGCAGAAACACGCACTGCGCATGAGCAGATCCTCTTTCGCCTGCATATGCATAAATCCTCGCTGAGCCAGATCCAGTCCCGACAGGCGAAGGCCGCGGTAAAAGCCAGCATCCTGCCGGAATTTGAGGGATGGATTGACGGAACTATCGAGGGCGACAGCGGGCGCGCGGATCCGGTTATCACCACGCTGATGGTTTGGGCGGTGGACTGCTCCGATTATGCGCTGGCGCTGCGTATCGGGCGCTACGTGGTGAAGCATGGCCTGAGCATGCCGGAGGACAACTATCGCCGCCCGGCGCCCACGGTGCTGACCGAAGAAATCTGTAACCCCATTCTGAACATCGCCACCACGGATGCCGGGGCCGAGCTGGCAGGTTATATCGCCATGCTGGACGAACTTGCCGAAATTGTGGCTGACAGTGATATGCCGGATGAAGTCCGCGCGAAGCTGTGCAAGGTACGGGCGTTTTGTCGTCGTAATACGGAAGACACGGAAACCAAAGGCGAAGCGCTGAAACTCTTCCGGGAAGCCATGAGCCTGAACCCGGGTGCAGGTGTGAAACGGGAGATCGCCTCTCTGGTCAGCGCTTTGAAGAAGGTGCCGCAGACCAGCGTGACGGGCGATGATGCTGTCGATGAGACTTCATTCAGCGACGCCGCCACAGCAGAGACACCCGCAGCGGAAAAAACAACGCGAACACGCAAGCAGGCGAAAACAGCGACGGGCACGAAAACCGCTGCCCGCAAAACGGCGGCAAAAAAGACAACGAAAACCGCCACAAAGTAAACGCCTGAGCGTAATGAACTGGCCCCGCGCCACAGGCGGCGCGCCCGGCGATCTGCCCGTAATGCGGTCTTTTTACCGGACGCCCACCGCCTGACCTACCGGAGAAACGACGATGAGTTTTATCGCACAGCGCCCCGTCAGAACTGCTGAAAGTGATGTGACAGACGTGGACGACGGCGGCGCACAGATTGCCATCGGTACTTTCTGGCCGACGGTAAAACTCCACGATCTGCGTCTCGCTGCCCGCATCGCCGGTGACATTACGACTTCCCGATTGATGCATATGGCAACGGAGGCCGCGCTGCATGTCGCGGATCAACTGAAGGACTGGCGGAAGCAAAAGGAGGCTGACGGTGCGGAATCTCTGGCCTCTGTGCTGCTGACTTCTGTCGGTGAACCCATCGAGCTGATTAACGGCGAAAGCGCAAAAGTTTACCGCTTCCGGCGTGCGGTCTACTCCTTCACGCGCGCCAGCGTACTGGAGGGTTACAGGGATGTCGGCACCACGCCAAAAGGCGACAAGGATGCGGAGGCCCTGGACAGGCAGATTGACGATCTCTGGCGTGACGGGCGCTGGAGTATCGCTGACATTCGGGAAGAAGCCCGTATTTATGCGGAGCTGTTCTGATGAAAGTCAGGGCGCTGCAAAACGACACGGTTGATCAGCTTTGCTGGCGCCATTACGGCAAAACCGCAGGCGTCACGGAGAAGGTACTCGAAGCCAATCCGGGACTGAGCAACCAGATATTTTTGAACGCCGGGCAGGAGATCGAAATGCCCGTGATAACCAGCGAGGTGGAACGGGCAACCGTCCAGTTATGGGAATGACCCTGGATCGCATAAACGAATATTTTGCGTTTGCAACATCCGCTCTGGTAACCGGCGTGGGCGTGATGACCGTCAGCGAAAAGCTGGCGCTGGCTGGCCTTCTTCTGGGGATTGTTTCCGCTGTCCGGCTGGCGATTCACCGTCGCCGCATTGAGCAGGCCAGCCAGCGCCGTAACGATTTGATCGAGCAGATACTCCGCCAGGCGGAAACCCGCAACCTGTCGGACCGCGAACGGCAACTGCTGGAGCAACTGCACGGAGACAAGCCGGCATGAAGAACATCATCAAAAAATGTTCGATTGCGGTGATTGTGGCCCTGGGCATTTCGCTGGCGCCCGGGAGTGTCAGGACATCTCAAGAAGGTCAGCAGAAAATTGCCGGTTGGGAAGACTGCCGCAGTACGCCTTATTACTGCACGGCGGGTGCTCTGACAATTGGTATCGGCTCCACGGGCGGCGTGGAAAACCGCGAATACAACAACCAGGAAATAGCGCGGCGCTGGATCAACGATCTGCAACGGGCGGAGAACTGCATCAATAACAATTTCCACGGTGACGACATGCCGCAACTCACCTTTGAGGCCATGACGGATGCCGCCCTGAATCTGGGCTGCACCGGGCTGATGTGGTTCACCGATAAAAACGGACGCAAGCAGAGGACCACGATCTGGAAGCATGCCCAGGCCAGACAATGGCCGCAGATGTGCAACAGGCTGACTGATTTCGTCAATGTGGGCGGTAAGCGCTCCGCCGGCCTGGTTAACCGGCGCAATGATTTTAAAGCCTGGTGCCTGCTGGGCCTGAGTACGCCGTCATGAGGGCGGGCAGTGTGATTGTGATGCTTATTCTGCTGGCCGCAGTCTGGTGGCAGACCGACCAACTGATCGAGGCCCGCACCCTTAACAAGCTCCTGGCTGAAACGGCGACCGGTTACGACCAGGTCATTCAGGAAGTACAGGCGACCGCGATACAGACCCATAAGTTACTGGCAGAGGTAAAAGCACGTGAGCAACAGCGTAATGCAGAAGGGGAGCGACGACGCGAAGCAATGCAGGCCGCATTCAACGGTGACACGTGCGCTGTTACTCGTGTGCCTGACGCTGTCAGTCGCAGCCTGCAAAAACGCACCGCCCGCACCGGTCATTCAACTGATCCGTGAACCCGTCCCGGAGAGCCTGACCGAGGAGACACCATCACCGGCGCTGGATGAGCCCGTGACATGGGGCGCGGTGGCGATATTCAGTGACAGGTTGCTTGATGCGCTTGATTCCTGCAATGCCGACAAAGCAGCGATCCGCCAGTGGGACAGTCTGCGCCAGAACACCCGTAAGGAGCCATAAATGCTGAAGATAAACACACTGCGTGCCGCGATCGAAAAGGCAAATACCTGGTGCCGGGCGAACCCGGAAGCCTGGACGGTGTTCGTTGAAGAGGGCGGCATTGAAACCACCGGTGAAACGTCGTCTTTCATGTATCGCTATTCTCTGGTGCTGTTCGTCATGAACTACGCCAGGAGCATTGACGACTTCACGCTGCCGCTGATGGCCTGGCTCTGGTTTAATCAGCCCGATCTGCTGCTGAACCCCGATAAAAACCAGCAGATTAAATTCACCACGCTGATTAACAACGATGACACCGCCGATCTGATGTTTGAGCTGCCGGTGCGTCAGCGGGTACTGGTGCAGCTGGATGAAAACGGTGTGCCATATGCCGAGCATTTGCCGGAGCCGCGCCCGCGCGTGCTGACACCTCACGCAACTGGCTGGGGGCTGGTATTTGAAGGCATGCTTCAGGAGGCTGGAGCATGAGCGATCGCATGTTCAGCGAGCTGGATCGGGTTTTTCAGGACATTCTCGACGGCGTCAGCCCGGCGGGGCGTACCCGCACCGCGCGCAAAATTGGCCTGGCAGTGCGCCGCAGTCAGCAGCGCCGCATCGCGTCACAGAAAAACCCGAACGGCAGCGGCTACACGGCACGCCGGCGCAAGGTTTACCGCACCCAGGAGGGGATTAAGTTCGTCTGGAATAACGAAGTCCGGGTGCTGAAAAACTGGCGCGGTGGACGCGGTAAATACGGGCAGACAATCACGGGTTTTGACGAGAAGCGCCGGGGTATTCGTACATTTTACCGGGCGGATATCGAGCGCTATCTGGAAATCAAAACCCAGTCAACGACGCAGACGGAGACAAAAAAAGCGCCGATGTTTACCCGCCTGCGCACACTGCGTTTTATGGAAGTCAGACCGGACGCGGGCGGCGTCACCGTAGGATTTGATGGCATCGCCGCGCGCATTGCCCGCATTCACCAGTTCGGTCTCAAAGATGAAGTTGGCCCGGGTGCTTATGCGCAGTACCCGGCACGCGAACTGCTGGGCATGACACCGGCAGACCTGGTAGCTACGGAAAATGCCGCTATCAGCAGCCTGGGAGGTGAGTCATGAACTCAGAACTGATGCGCCTGCTTGAAAATATTCTGCGCCAGGGCGTGGTGGAGCAAATCAGCGCTGATGCAAAAGCGGTACGTGTTCGCTCCGGCAGGCTGCTGACGACCTGGATCCGCTGGAACGTCACGCGTGCAGGAGCGTTCAGCATCTGGCTGCCGCCCTCGATAGGGGAGCAGGTCTGGATCGGTTGCCCTGGCGGCAACCCTGAAAACGCGTTTGTGATTGGCTCTGCATACAGCGCAGACAACCCGGCAACGGGTAGCAGCCTGCTGGAAATCAGCATCACCGCACCGGATGGTGCGCGCCTGCACTACAACGCTGCCGACGATGCCGGAGCATTGGCAGTGACCGGCATTAAAACCGCGTTTATTCAGGCAGAAACCCGCGTCACGTTGGACACGCCGGAGGTGGAATGCACAAAACACCTCAAAACGCGCTCTTTCGAACTGACCCATGGCGGGACGATGGCCGGTGATGTGATCCACTCCGGCGGCGTGTTGCAGTCAAACGGGATCATCGTACATGAACATAAACACGGTGGCGTGCAGTCTGGCGGGAGTACTACGGGAGGCCCGCAATGACAGCCAGTTACACCGGGATGAACCCCGAAGGCACCGGCGTGCTGACCGATCACGATCAGCTCTGGCAGTCCGTAGCGAAAATCCTCACCACGCCAACAGGCTCCCGTGTGATGCGCCGGGATTTTGGCAGCGTGGTACCTGATTTACTTGATGCGCCGCAGAACGCCGTGACCCGCATGCAGCTGATGGGTGCCACCGCCATTGCGCTGGCGCAGTGGGAACCGCGGATCAGCCTGACCACCGTCAATGTGGTGTTTTCGGAAACAGGCGCAGTGACCGCCGAACTGGCCGGCACAATCACCGAAACCATGACAGAAACCAGCAACACCATCAGGCTAAGGAGCTAGCGTGCAAACGTCCGTCGATTTATCTCAGATCCCGCAGCCTGATATCGTCGAGGTGCCTGATTTTGAAACGGTGCTGGCTGATATCCGGGCGCTCATTGTGGCGGCCATGCCTACGGAACAACAAGCTTCTGTGTCTGCTGCGCTGCTGCTGGAATCTGAACCGATGGCAGCACTGGCTCAGGCGTTTACATACCGCGAGATCCATCTGCTGCAACGTATCAATGAAGCCGTTCGCGCGGTGCTGCTTTCGAGCGCTCTGGGAGGGGATCTCGATCAGGTCGCGGGTAATTTTGACACGGAACGCCTGCTGATTACCGAAGCCACCGACGAGGCGGACACCGAATACGAAAGCGACGAGGCCCTACGCGCCCGTACACTACTCTCATGGGCGCGCCTGAGTACGGCGGGCGCCCGTAATGCCTATCACTATTTTGCGCGGGGAGCCGACGCGGATGTGCTCGACGTGCGCGCCTATGGCCCTGAAACACACAATCAGGAAGGGCGGGTTTTCCTCTACGTGCTGTCACGTACCGGAGATGGGACCGCCCCGCAGGTTCTGCTTGATAAAGTGCTGACAGCAGTAAACCCGGAGGATGTGCGCCCGATTACGGATTATGTGGCCGATTATGTCCGCTCCGCAGTGATTGTGAATTATCAGGTGGTCGCTGACATTTATGTCCCTTATGGCGTGGACACTGCCACGGTGTTGGAAAAAGCCACCGCAGCACTGAACGAATACACCGCCTCTGTGCATCTTATCAACGCCACCGCTGCACGGTCGGGCATAGACGGGGCGCTGCATCAGGACGGCGTTGTCACCGTCGATTTGCATTCACCGGCCGCCGACGTCGTTGCGACGATGGGCGAAGCGCCTCATTGCACCTCTGTGAAAATCAATCTTGTGGTGATGGACTATGACCGCTAATTATTCCGCCAGCATTCTGCCACCCAACGCCACCGCCGTGGAGCGGGCCATCGACAGGGCCAGCGCCGCCGCGCTGGAGAGGTTGCCGGTATATCTGATCCGTTGGGTTAAAGATCCCGACAGCTGCCCGCTGGCGCTCCTGCCGTGGCTGGCGTGGGAATATCAGGTTGATACCTGGAATATTAACTGGTCAGAGCAAAAGAAACGCGATGCGATCAAGCGCGCCCACTACATTCACCGCCATCGCGGTACGGTCGCCGCCGTCCGTCATGCCCTGGTGGACAGTCCTTTCGGGACGGATATTGTTGAATGGTTCAATCAGAACCCGAAAGGGGATCCGTATACCTTTCGCCTGAACGTGTATCAGAACGATTTGCCGGTGACGGAATACGACCAGCAGGATCTGAAACTGGCGGTGCTGCGCGCCAGGAATCTGCGCAGCTGGTTTTCCGTTCATGTATTTGGCCGACTTCAGGGAACCTCATATGCGGCCGGTTACATGTACGCCACGGAGAAAATCACGCCGCGCTTTGTCCCATTGCAGGTGATTTTATCCCGCGACGAGCTGAACTTGGCCCCAGGTGACTCGGAAACAGTTACGGTGACCATCCTCCCTGAATACGCGGAAGATAAAACCTTTACGGTAACCACGTCGGATAAAACAATTGCGACCGCCCGGATTGTCGATGGCGCCATTGTGGTCATGGCCGCGAAGCGGGGAAGCTGTTCGGTCACCGTCACCACCACTAACGGCGTTAGCGCGGCGATCGGTGTGAAAGTGGTCGCGGTGATGAAGTTCATCACCCGGATCGACAATGCAAGCCGTCCGTTGTTCTACGTGCGCATGGATGAGGATTTCACGATTGATTATGGCGACGGAACAGACAGCCGGGAATACATCTTTGATGTTGCCAGTACGCTGTATGGCTGGGTTGTTCCCACGCGGGCGCTGACCGTGGGTGAAGAATACACCATTACGGTGAAAGGCAGTGAATCTGCCAGCTTCCAGCGCTCAACCGGGACGGTATCGACAACGCTGAACGCCGTACGTGAAATTATCCGCGTTACGGGAAATCGCAATAGCCTCAACAACTTTATGCAGGGTGCTACCAGCCTGATAAAAATTCACCCGGGAGCATTTGACGATCTACCCGCTGTCACGGGTTGCGTCTCCATGTTTTCAGGTTGCTCGTCCCTGAGTCAACTGCCGCCAGGGTTGTTTTCCCGGCTTCACAATGTAACCAATTTTTCGGACGTATTTGCTGGCTGCATATCCCTGGTCACATTGCCCGACAGATTGTTTGACGGCCTGTTGAACGTCACGACGTTTTCGCGGGCTTTTTCCGATTGTTTCGCACTGACAGCCACCGGTGACTACCTGTTCCGGGGTTGCGCGTCTGCTCGATCATTCGAACGCGTGTTTAACAACTGCCGGTCGCTGATTACCATCGGTCGGGGTATTTTTACCGGCTGCGATACGGCGCAATATCTGAAAGAATTATTTCGCTCCGCGACGTCCCTGGCCTCCGTCCCCGATGATCTGTTCAGTAACCTGCCAGCCACAGATTTTTCGATGGCGTTCTATCAATGCAGCGCATTGACGGAATTACCCCGCGCGCTGTTCCGTTCCTGTACGTCGGCGTTGACGTTTTCGCAGACGTTTGCGAACTCAGGGCTGAAGACGGTCCCGGACGGGCTGTTTTCTGGTCTGTCTTCGGTGACTAACTTCAGTAGTGTTTTCTACGGATGCGGGGGCATAACGAGCGTCGGGGATGACGTTTTCCGGGGCTGCACGCGCGCCACCAATTTCGAAACCATTTTCTATAACTGCCGGGCGATGACTGCGGTTGGGGAAAATATCTTCGCGGGTTGCGTAGGGGCAACCACGTTCGCGGGGGCGTTCTACGCATGTTCGTCACTGCTGTCCATGCCGTCGTTTGCAGACTGTGACCGGGTTACGACGTTCTATGCTGCGTTTCGGGAATGCTCCTCATTGCCGGACGTCCCGGCTGGGGCGTTTGCCGGCAAATCCCTGGTCACTACCTTTTCCTATGCCTTCTTCGGGTGCAGCAGTCTGATCCGCGTCAATGCTGGCGCGTTTCGTGACTGTCGCGCAGCCACCACGTTCAGCGATGCGTTTGAGGGCTGCCGATCACTGGTTGGCGTGGCGTCGGATATATTCGCTGGCTGCGTCAGCGTCAGCGGAATTGACCGGCTGTTTAGTGGCTGTAGCGCCATGGCCGAGTTACCGCCTGCGCTATTCCGTGATTTTGGCTCAGTCAGTCAGATGACGAGCACGTTTCAGAACTGCGCTGCACTGGAGACACTACCAGCAGATTTATTTGATGGCTGTCCTGCCCTCACGTCGTTGTCGCTGACGTTTGGCTACTGCCTGGGTCTGCGTTCGTTGCCGCCGACGCTGCTGGCGAAGACGCCTCGCCTGACCAACGTAGGCGGTACCTTTATGGGATGCCGTGAGCTGAAATCTATACCTGCAGACCTGTTTGAGCACTGCCCGCTCCTGGTGTCAGTTTACGGCACGTTCCAGGAAACGGGATTAATGGAAATCCCGCCGGAGCTTTTTGCTCACAATCCGCTGATCACCGCGTTTGGGTATACGTTCGCGTACTGTAGCCGGCTGGAGCGGATCCCGGCAGGCCTGGCAGAGCACAATACAAAGGTGACTCAGTTCAACGCGACATTCCTGGGGTGCAGGTCCCTGGTCGATGTTTCGCCGGGACTGTTTAACGGCGCGGATCTGACTATGGTCTACCATACGTTTGAAGGCTGCGTTGCGCTGAGTACCCCGCTACACGTGATATTCGACCAGGAAATCTACCCCCGCATCACTATAACGACCAGCGCGTTTCAAAATTGTCTCTCGCTACCTGGCCGTGGGCTGGAATTTATCGGCAAGGTGCCAGCGGCGACCGATCACCACTACACGTTTTTTGAATGCCGGAGCTTGGACGATTATAACCAGCTGCTCGGGGACTGGAGGGAAGGTATGTTATGAAAACATTTAAACAGCTTAAGTCTCTGATTGATTTTTGTCAGACCGATGAATTTTTCCTTGAATACCTGCAAATGCTCCAGGCTGCGGGGGTTATTCATCCCGTTGAAAGCGATATTGATGCTGACAGCAAAACTGTCAGTGATGATTTTTATGATCGTCTTGCCAGCGTGTATGGCATTGAAGCAGAGGAAACACTATGGCAACAGGACTGACACTAACCACGGCGGGTGCCGCTGAAATCGAGGCCGCGTATCAGGCGGGGGAGGTTGTGGATATTACCGCAGTGCTTATCGGCGATGGCGGCGGCGTGACTTTGCCGACCGAACCCGATGACCTGGCGGCGGTAACGGCGCTTTTTGGTCAGTTTGGCCGCGAAACCTTTGACTCTGATTCAAGTTATGAGGGGTTTATCAGCGGTCAGATTGTTATCAATTGCCGGGATTACCCGGGTAAGACGCTCAGAGAGGCGGGGCTGGTCAGTGCTAAGGGTACGCTTATAGCGTACGGCGCTTATCCGGCGACATACCTCCCGGCGCAATCTGATTCCATCATCAAAGAGATCATTCTGACGCTGGTGCTGACGCTGACACACAGCTCAAATGTGCAGTTGGTTATCGATCCGACGCTTGCCACTTTAACCCAGGAGTCAGGCGATAAACGTTATTTGCGGCGCGAGCTGAACCTCTCGGATCTAACTGATGCTGAAGAGGCCAGGGAAAATCTGGAGCTGGGCAACTCAGCGATACGAGATGTTGGCACAGAGGTGGGAACAGTAGCTGCGGGGGATGACTCCCGCATCACCGGTGCACTTCAGAAAGAAAATAATCTTTCCGATCTGAGTGATAAATCAGAAGCACTGAAGGCACTGGGGCTCAACAGCGACGGAGCGGCCTACAGAGCAATTATTGACGCCATTTTTTACGTCGGAATTGTCATCTCTGGCGAACAAAGCCCGGCGATGCGTTTCCCCTGGCAGACATGGGCTGACTTAAATGAAACCTTTGCTGACAGGGTTGTACGGATTGGCTCTCAATACGGCGCGACCGGCGGCAGTAACAAGGTGAAACTCGAAGCCGATAACCTGCCTCCTCACTGGCACCGTTCTGGCGACCGGTCGCCGGGTGCAACGTGGGATCCCAGTACCACTCACGGAACAGATAACCAAAAAAGCGGTCCGCTGGCTCTCACTGAGGGAACCTATACTGATGTGGCAGGCCTGAATGAGTCCACAAATAAAGAGGTGGACGTGACCAATGAATACACCACAATGTGTATGTGGATACGTAGAGCATAGAAAACATGCACTTAGTGCAGATTAGCTTTAACATTGTTCCTGTATAAGACTAAGCTTAACTTGACCGGAGGTTTTGTGGCAAAACCGCTTGCCAATAAGGTCAAATTGGAAAAAAATATCGAAATGGTTAAAAATATTCGTTACTACTTGAAATTAAAATAAGGAATAGGGATGTTTAGGTTAAAAAGCATAAAGAATGAAGATAAAGATGACATTATTGTTAGTCATGAAAGATCTGGTGTTAATAATAACTACTACACAATAGTTACAGGTGAAAATGGTTGTGGTAAGTCCTCGTTGTTAAGCAAGGCTGTTAATACATATATATTTAATGGTTCTGAACGAACTCGTGAGTGTACTGTAATAAATGACTCCTGCCCAATCCCTTCGAGAGTGATCGCTATATGTAATGCAAGATATAATAGGTTTGCTTTAAGGAGAACATTTAATGATAAAAGCAAGGTGTCATATCCTAATTATTATATTCAAACCGATCAAAACATTGAGGTGGGGAAATCTCTTATTGCAACCATGCATGATGTTTTGAGAGAGATTATATGTGAGCGGTTATATAATGAGGCTATTACGCCTCGTAAGTCGCCTGAACAAATTCAACGCATTCGCGCAGCATTTAATATGGTTGGGGTTCAACCGTATATAAAAATGGATTTGATATTCAATAAACCATATATTCAAGTTATTAAACGAATCAATCAAGCGGAGATAGATGGTCGTGAATTAAATGAATCAATATATAAATCATATGAAAAACAATATTATCTATGGCGTAAAATGGCAGGTGTTGGGCAGGATGTGATAAATTTCTTATTGGATTTTTATAATTCAGGGATTAGCAGGAATTCGATTGCGGGAGTGTTATCGGTTAATTTGGATGAGATGTCTTTCGTGTTTTTGGAAAAAACCCTTCCAGTGCATTATATACATATGGCGATTGCAGTTGGTATTTTATGCCCATCAAAACTACAAGTTCAACGAACCGACTCATTAAAATTGGTAAGCAATCATAGTTTAAGCTCCGGTCAGCAATCGATGTTAATGAATGCTATTATTATTAGCGTGTTTTCAAAGAAAGATACTTTAATATGCATTGATGAACCTGAAAACAGTTTACATCCAGAGTGGCAACTATATTATATGTCATTTTTAAATGATCTGTGCCAATCAGATTTAGGATGTCATTTTCTCATAGCTACGCATTCTCCTCAGATAATTTCAGGAATTCAAAGCGATAACGGATGTATTGTCTCCATTATAAACGATGGTTTTCTTAGCAAGAATAAATATAAAAACAAAAATGATGACTCAGAGACTTTCATATCCGCTTATCAGGAACTACATACTGTAGCATCCTATAGAAGGAAATCAGTTAATAGGCAACTAGTTGATGTTTTTAAAAGCCCTGGGTTTTCTAATGATTCAATAATACACCGACTCATTTTGATTCTTACAAAACTAACAAAGAAAATAAAAATTAATTCCAATGATAAGTATTTTCTCAATGAAATTGATGGTTTTATCAGGGGGGGGAGGATCGATGAGTTTGACCCCGCATTAGTTGTGTACCAACAAATATTGGCCATAAGTAAAGTGGGGGAGGGGCGATGATAATCAATATAATTAAATTCAAGCCGGTTATTCTGATGCATATAAAAACTTTTGATGGGACTGCGGAGCACTGGGATGGTACATGTGCAAAGCGGACAGCCCTTAGAGGTGCAATAAGAAAACATTATCTAAAACAACAGGAGTATCACTGTGCTTATTGTAATCGATTAAGACAGGATTTACATGGATATAATTGGGATATTGATCATATTATTCCTAAGTCCACACATCCTCATTATACATACGAGCCTAAAAACTTTGCAATGAGTTGTAAGGAATGCAACATTAAAAAAGATGATAATAATGTGTTAACCACGGGGGTAGATTCTACTGGTGACTACCCTTTCAATAAAGATGACTATATAATCATTCATCCTCATTTGGATGAATATACCGAAAATATGTCAGTCAATTATAATCACAAGCATCAGATCTATCATACGCCTATCACTCCTAAAGGTGTCGAGACATTCGCTCTATGTGATCTAAATAGGTTTACTGAGCAAATAGCAGAAACATCTGAGTATATTAGTGAAAGGGATGTAATAATTGGGTTTTCTGACGAAAAGTTCAATAAATTTTATGATGGCTTTCAAGTATACACGTCGTCCTATGTCTCAGACCCGGATTTGAAGAAAAAAATGTTTGCTCGCTATCTGGCTGAAGAGGCTGGCATAGATTTTGAGGCTGTATTAGCAGCGGCCGAGCAATTGTGCAACAATCCCGACAGTCCATATCAAACCGATGTAGGAAATCTATCTGTAGCTAACATATTACCTTCTTCTGAGCAAGATGAAGATTGACGCTTGCTTTGTTTTATACTGGGGGGGAAAGTAACCCTCCAGATTTTTATTATCTCCTCCTTGCCTGGGAATGGTTCACTATATGTATTAAAAAATCAGGTCACGTGGACAATGACGTTGTTTAAATTGTACAAGATACGCTGCACATAAAAACTTGAAGGTGAAGCCTGGATTTCCATCATCTGCTCACAATTGGTTGTCAAGTTTTATCATGTTAAGTGTAGGAAAGCCCTTATGCTAACAAATGGGCTGACACCGCCCAACACATTCGATAATAACAATATTTGGTGTAACCGATTACTGCCATACTTCATCGTGTTGCTGTTCAGGATGTAAGATCATCTAGTGTCTCTCGGATTATATTTAATGTAGTTTCGGTACTTCTCTAATGGTTGCCATCAAATCGCTGACAGAGGAACTTTGCAGTCCTTCCCTGATATCTTCATCAACCCGTTGCAATGAGAGCGTGAACTCTATTTTCTTTGCTTTACCGTAGCGATCAAACTCCTGATGCGTCTCCTGCAAACCCGTGATGACATACATCCCGTAAATAGAGCCGACGCCATCAATCAGCGGCCAGGCCAGCCCGGTGTAGGCCATTGTCGAGACAGCACCCAGCGACAAGTTGCCGCCGGTAATTTCGGGATACAGCAACCCACCCAGCGTCAGCTGGTTCTCACCTGCGCCAACGTACTGCCATTTTGCGCTCCTGCCCACACGATCATTTTTAACGTGCCGCCAGTTACGGGATAGCTGTAATTGCTGATAGGGCAGTGTCCTGAGTTCAAATACAAATAGCCCGAATACCATCATCATAGTTATTACTCCAAATTAATCGTTATCCCGGAACGAACCCCGGGCAGCGCGTTGCTGTTTGTCAATTTCTGCGCGGACCGCTTCGCCAACTAATCGCGCCAGCTCGCGAGGATTGCTGCTCTGAATGCCATGCAGATGAACATGAATATCACCGTAAAAACTATCACCTGAAGCCGCAGCTGCCGTTTGGGCGCGTTGATTTCGGCGTACTGGTTGCCATGCCTGAGTCTGTTTTATCAATGGCTCGCCAGCGGCAATAACCGGGCGAGTGCTGACAGGTTGGCGGACAAGCCTCGACTCCTGCCATTCACCACGCACCGTAAAGGCTGGAGGGAGATTTTTAAATACAATGTCACCCGGCCCGATACGTTTGCGCTTTTCCTCATCTAAAAGGCCTTTGGTGTTATCCGCGATTTGGCCCAGCCGCCGCTCTGTTCCAGAGTTGCCCCCGAGCACATTGGGCGGCGGGGCGCTGCCTTTGCTTGCAGGCTTTTCAGATGACCATTGCCACTCCCTTTTAACCATACGCCCGGATTTTTCATCCCATTCCCACATGACCGGAATAGCCCTGAGCCTTGCCGCTTCCAGCCTGGCTCTTTCAATGCCATCGGGGATAAGATCGAGCTTCTCCAGCAGCCAGCCAACGCCTTCTATTAATTTCTGAAGTGGCCAAAGCAGTACGCTAAGCGCAGCACCCAGAACCTCTCCAAAGGTCTGCCCGGCGCTGGCGCACTTATTCAGCGCCTCGCGACTCTCTTCAACGGGAGTCAGTAATTTCCTGAACCAGTCCCAGATTTTTTTGACACCGTCTCCAATGACACCGAATACGGGAGACAGCCTGGAAAATGCAGCTCGTACGGGCGCCAGTCCTTGGATCACGCCGGTAAAAAAACCATTAAAGAAGGCTTTAATCGGTCCCCAGTATTTCCAGATCAGTACCCCAGCTGCCACAAACGCAGCACCCAGTAAACCGATTGGGCTCAACAACAATGACAATCCACCGCCCAGCACCGTGATTCCGCCTTTCACAATGCCGAGCAGAGCAGGGATCCCGGTTAGCCGCAGCGCCAGCCCGCCAATGCTTTTTGACAGGGCGCTGATAACAGTCCCCGGAGAGGTAAAGGTGCCAAGTAACACGCCGCGCAGTGGTACCATCAATCTGGTTAATACGCTAGCGCGTCCAGCCAGACCGCCGAGTAAAGTACCCCACCCGCTAATTTTTGCCAGAGAGCTGCCGCCCACCGTGGTCAGCAATCGGAACGCCGAAACGACCCCGCCAATGCCACTTCCACCCGACAGCAGCGCAAACCCCAGCCTGAGTTTTGCAAGCGGCCCTAAAAGTAGACCAGCAGCTAATGACATACCGCCAATTACAGCGGTCAGTGCCAGAGCGGTACCACCGGCAAGTAACAATGTTCGTGAAAGTCGGGGGTTTTCTTCTACCCAGCTTTGAATACTGCCAATAACCCAGCTAAGCCCCTGTGTCAGTCTGCGCAATGGGCCGTCCACTGTCTCAGCCACAGAAATGCGAAACGCCTCCCAGGCGCTGTCCAGCTCCTTTAAATCGCCGCCAAAGTTGTCTTTCTTCTTGTTAGCGACGGCGAGCGCCTCCTGGTTTTTATGGGCTTCAGCGATTTGTTCATAGAGTGACTGAAGGTAGCCATCACCTGCGCCTTTGACCAGAGACTGAAGGCCGGTAAAACCTTCCTCACCGGCGATGTCTTTGAAAAAGGAAACCTGGTCCACATCACCGAAACGGGAGACGCGTTTTTGTAGATCGAGAAGAATATCGAACGGACGTCGCATCTTTCCGCTTGCGTCGGCAGTTTCCACTCCCAGCTCTTTGAGCGCCTTTTTGGCTGCCGTAGTGGGGGAGGCGAGGCGGGATAGGGAGCGACGCATTGCTGTACCGGCCTCGCTACCGCGAATACCCACGCGCGCCAGCGTGCCGGTCATAGCAGCGGCTTCTTCCAGGCTAATCCCAAGTCCCGCTGCTACCGGCCCGACAACTTTCATTGTCTCACCGAGGCTGCTAAGCGTGGTGTTGGTACGGGTAAATGTGCCTGTCAGCACATCGCTGACGCGGTCCATTTCCCCGGCGTCGAGGGCGAACTGTGAAAGAATATTTGAGCCGATGTCTGCCGTTTCACCCAATTCCATGCTGCCCGCCAGTGCCATATTGAGCACGCCTGGCAGCGCGGCACGGATAGCATCAGGCGTAAAGCCAGCCATTGCCAGAAAGGCCTGGCCGCTGGCGGCGTCGCGCGTGGTGAAGGCGGTTTCAGCGCCGAGTTTTTTTGCCTGGGAACGCAGAGCGGCCAGTTGTGAATCTCTTTTATCGAGCCGCGTCAGCGCCTGAACGTTTGACATTTCCTCATCAAAACCAACCGCAGGCGACAGGAAGCGTCCGGCGCCATACCCGGCCGCTGTAGCCGTACCGACTGCTATGGCACCGACCGTGCGCAATTTCCCGGCCATCTGCTGTGCGCCCTCATAACGTTTTCGGGCCTGAGTCACCGCAGCCAGCTGGCGCTTTTCCCGTTCAAGCGACTGACTGAGCTGATCGGTACGGCGTATCGCGTTACCGATAGTGGCACTGCTGCCGGAGAGCATGACGCCATGCTGACGTAACGCCGAGGCGCTTTCTCGAAGGCGAGCAACTTCCGTCACGCGTTTTGCAGTCAGTCGGTCGAGGCGCTCACCCAGCCGGGTCAACAGTACCTGCTGTTTTTCTGTCAGCGTCCCGTTTTTACGTTGTGCTTCTGACAAGCCATCAAACCGGGTACGGGCTCGTGAGATTGAACGATCGGTTTTGCCGACGGCAGCGGTCATTCGCTGAAAAGTGGCACTGCTCTTATCGAGTCCTTTCAGGGTGGATTGTGTTTTTCTGAGGGAGTCGGAAAGGCCGCCCGCGCTCTGGCGGGCTGCTTTGACGGGGCGGGTAAACCTGTCGATCGCGCTGAATGCAACGCGGATATCAAGACTCTTCATCACTGGCACCACTTCGAAGCGCCGCCCGCTTGCGCCAGGCTATCACCTCGCCAAGATCCATGCTGAAAATTTCAGAGGGCGGCCAGTTAAAAATAACGGCAATATCAGCAACCAAATCGTCAATCTGGTCAAACGCAACGGTAATTACTCGCTCTCCGTCTCCGCCCCGTTCGACGCTCCAGGCTCCGGCGGATTCAAGAAAGGGACCAGAAGCTCTGCCAGCCCGATAAAGTCCAGAGTGTGCATTTCGTTGATTTCTTTTTGTGTCAGCGCAGGCGCGGTGACTCGCGTCAACAATGTTGCGATGGAGTCTGCATCCATGTTGGCAACGCGGATAAGATTCAGGCCGCGCAACGATCCGGCCTGACTGATGGCGCCGGTGATTTCCACCTGACCGATCTCACTGTCTTTACGAACTACTGGCTGCATCAGCGTGAACAGGTTTTTAGTTTTTTTAGCCATGTTAAAAATCTCCGGGCGGCATCTTTGCCACCCTCTGAAAGGTGATTAATTGCCCATGCCAAGGGCGGAAGTGATGCGGTCCGGGAACATGTTCTGACCGTTCTTTTTGTAGATGAAGTTCAGCAGGTCGATTTCGATAATGGGCTGATCATCAATGGAGAATTTGTAGTAGGTGGATTTAAAGGTGTAGCTTTCCTCCGTATCTTCCCCCTGTTTTGAATCTCCGCCGTCGAGTTCAGTAAATCGCCCGCGCAGCTCCACCTCGACAAGCTGGCTTTCGCCATCAGTGAAATATTCACCCGCAAAGCGCAGTCGCGTGCCGTCAATTTCTGCCCCGTATTCGAGAAACAGAGCCTTAATGACGCCGCCAAAAACAACGGTGGAATCCAGTGCTCCAGCATCAAGGCCGAGATCAACCCCGACCGAGCCCAGCATGCCACCGCCCTGATAGTCCTCTACCTTTCGTGACAGTTTGGGCCGGGTGAAGGAGGTCACCTTTCCCAGATAGTTATCGCCGTTAACGAAGCAGCTAAAAAGCCGCAGTTTGTGAGGAACAGCCATTATTCACCCCCGAGCGACGCGAACGCCGGTTCGTAAAAATCATCGGTAAAGGTCTGGTAGAGCGTCAGATCTTCCAGCGGCGGGACCGGGCTGTAGCTATAGCGCACAATCAGCTTTCCCTGGCGCAAATCCGTGGTGCCATTGTCCAGCGTGTCATACCAGCAGTCAGCGCCGATAAGCTGGCCGGCAGTGACTTTTTTACTGAGAGCAGAGCGGATGCCGCTTACCACATCTTTCACGTTGGCCGGAGTGAGTGGGCTGTCAACAGAGGTAAATTGCGCCTCTGCAATGCTGTCCGCCAGGATCTGCGCGGTACGGGTAAACACCTCAAAAGTGTAGGTTTCGGTGTCCGTGGTGCGGTTACCCCAGAAACGGAAACCGTCGCGCTTGATAAGCGTTGTGATTTCGTTGTTGTTAAGCTCGTTCGCGTCGCTGTCTTCTGCCTGTAGCGCCCAGAAAACATCTTTCGAAATACCCAGAACATTATTCACCACAACGTTAGACAGCGATTTGTGCCAGCCCTGGCTGTTATCGATGGCGGCACGTAGTCCGCATGCATAAGCCGGAGCAGGGAACGTTTCGTTATCATCCGTCAGGGGGTTGTAAGCAATGAAGTCCGGCCAGATCAGCATCAGCTCGCGGTAAGCGAAGGTTTTGCGATAAGCGATAGCCTCCGCCATGGTCGCGCATCCGTTGCAACCGGCATAAACAAAAGCCCGCAGGTTCTGGGCAATTACGCAAAGCTGTGACGTCACTTCCTCGGTGTCGTAGTCCGGCACCGCCAGAATGCGCGGACGATAGCCGGTTTTGGCTTCCGCTGTCAGCAGGGCATACATTCCCGTGTAGTTGTCGCCATCTGTCCCGCCAATAATGGCCTGAGACTGGCTGGCTCCGTTACCGGAAGCTTCTTCCACCCGGACAATCACAACACGCGGGCTGCACTGGTCGGAAATGGCTTTGAGGGTTTTATAAAGCGACCCGGTTTTACCTGCTTTGCCGAGGACGTTACGCACCCGCGTCAGCAGAACCGGCGTATTGAGCGGGAAGGTTTCCGGGTCGGCGTCATCAGCAACCGCGACAATACCGATCACGCTGGAATCAATGTCATTGATTGCCTGCTGTAGGTCGGTATTTTCGCGAGAGCGGACGCCGTGAAAACGAGTTTCAGACATAAGTTCACCATCATGTTGCGCTTTGAGTTCAGGGCAATATTCAACGTTAAGCCTGCTGGCGTCGCCTGGTTGCCGGTCTGCCCGTTCGCTGACAACAAAAAGGGATTCAGCCCCGCGCGCGGGCGTGGAATCATCAGCAAAAAACGGGGGAGTTATGTCGATAGCAGACACACTGACAACAGCAGCCGAAGCGTACTTAGAAAAATTAAGTGACGTCGTTAAGAAGCCGGATTTTAGTATTACCCTGGGTGGGGTTGTGCTCACCGAACTGGCTGACCGCATCACTTCGCTATCCGTTACAGATAACAACGGTTTTGATGCTGACCAGTTAACCCTTTCAGTGGATGACTCCGACGGCGTAACGGATTTACCCCCACGTGGTGCGGAGCTGGCGGTGTCAATCGGCTGGCTGGGAGAGGCGCTGATCTACAAAGGTCTCTACACCGTTGATGAGGTGGGACATAGCGGGCCGCCGGATGTTATTGACATCACCGCGCACAGCGCCGATTTTCGCGAAGAGATGAACGTCAGGCGGGAGGTGTCCTGGCATGACGTGACGGTAGAGCGGGTGGTGTCGGCCATTGCCCGGCGTTATGACCTGAAGCCGATGATTAGCGAGGCCCTGATCGACATTGAGATCGACCATGCGGATCAGACCGAAGAGAGCGACATGTCGTTTTTAACGCGCATGGCGGAGATGCTGGGGGTCATTGCCACCGTGAAAAATGGCTGTCTGCTGTTTATCCTGCCTGGGGGCGGCGTCAGTGCGTCCGGCAGGGCGTTGCCATCTGCTGAAATTACCCGTGCCAGCGGAGATCGCCACAGGTTCCGCATTGCCGATCGCGATGCTTACACCGGCGTGCGGGCGTACTGGCTGGATCTTAATTTCGGCAAGAAAAAACCGGTCAAGGTTACTAAGCGCAAAACAAATACTGCCCGAAAAAAGACGGAGGAGAAAAGCAGCCGCCCCGAGGGGGATTACATGGAAGGCGCTGAAGGCAATGTGTACGTTTTGCGTAAAACCTATCAGAACGAAACGGCGGCCAGGCGCGCCGCTGCGGCGAAATGGATACAACTTCAGAAAGGGGCTGCACAGTTCTCAATAACCCTGGCGCGCGGCCGCGCCGATTTATATCCGGGTATGCATCTAAATGTGTCGGGCTTTAAGCCTGAAATCGATACTCAGGACTGGATTATTGCAAGGGCGGAACATGTGATCGGTGATACCGGATTTACCACGCAAATGGAGCTTGAGGCGAAAATAAGCGACTGGATTGCAGAAACTGAACAGTAGCGGCCATAATAGGCGTGAGTTCAACTCCCTATGGGAGATCATCATGTTTGTTTGTCCCTACTGCGGCGCAAATGCCCGCACCCGTACCAGTCGCCGGTTAAGCGAGTTCACCATCCGGCAATACCATCAATGCCAGAATCTCGAATGCAGCGAGTCATTCACGACGCTGAACACCGTAGAGCGCAGAGTGACTAAGCGTTCGACCAGCTCAGAACCCTTGCCACCAGGCTTCATCCCCAGCGATGCTTTCCCGGCTTCTCACTACGGGAACAGCCAACTTACTCTCGCGGTATAAAAATAGCCCCCTGAAGAGGGGGCTATTCTTGTAAATGTGGTCAATGTGGTCGAAGTGTGGACAATCACTGAAATAAATCCTTTTATTTCACTTTGTTAACGCCCAAAAAAAAGCCCCGTCGGGGGCGACGGGGAAAACTCATTGATTATGGAATGATCTGTTCTCTGGTCAGTTCGAGAACAAGCGCTACTCTACGCGGCAAAAGTGTAGTTAAAATGGAGAAACCATGAAGAATCAGGGCAAATACGTGCTCTGTGCAAAGAAGGAGCAGAAATGAAGTGGATGATAATGCTGCTGCCGCTGGCCCTGGCCGGCTGCGCGAAGCAGCCGCAGCCGCAGGATGCGCCGCCGCCGCCGAAGTCTATCGGCATGGCGAACCCGGCCTCGGTTTACTGCGGTCAGAAGGGCGGTAAGTTGATACCGGTTCAGACGCCGCAGGGCGTGCGCAGCGACTGTAAACTGCCCGGCGGGGAAACCCTCGATGAATGGGAGCTGTGGCGCCGGGATCACCCCGCTAAGGCGTAGCCTCGCCGGCAGACAGGTTTTCCAGCCACTCAGCCAGCACCAGCGCATGGTTTTGCCGGGTATCTTTGGCGGCATACAGCAAGGTTAATGGCTGTTGGCGAGCCAGCCCGGCGAGACGCAATCCTTCGTCGCGCCGGGCGTCGAGTTCTTCGCGATACTGTTGACTGAAGCTGACAAAATCGATCGCCTCGCCGTGGAACGCTTTACGTAGCGCCGAAGAGGGCGAGAGCGATTTGCACCATTCATCGTAGCGCAAAGCCTCTTTTTTCATACCGCGCGGCCAGAGTCGGTCAACCAGAACGCGGTAACCGTCGCCGGGCTCTGCCGGATCATAAACGCGTTTACAGTGAATCAT